TGCTTTGAGCAGTAGCGGCGTTGTTTAAAGCTGTAGTCGCATTGCTTGCGGCGGTATCTGCCGTGCTTTGAGCAGTAGCCGCATTTGTTAAGGCTGTAGAAGCATTGCTTGCGGCGGTATCTGCTGTGCTTTGTGCAGTAGCGGCGTTGGTTAAAGCTGTAGAAGCATTACTTGCGGCGGTGTCTGCCGTGCTTTGTGCAGTAGCGGCGTTGGTTAAAGCTGTAGAAGCATTACTTGCGGCGGTGTCTGCCGTGCTTTGTGCAGTAGCGGCATTAGTTACCGCCGTATTCGCTGTGCTTTGTGCGTCAGAAACTGCTTGATTAGTTGCTTGATAACTGCTATCGTTCGTCAAGGCAGAATTAAATACAGAGCTGTCCAAACTTGAGCCGCTGGTTATGGTCATTTGTCCTTTAATTCTCAAACCATTCGTAGGGTCATATTGTAACCATTGACCAGAAGCGTTACCTATAAAAATACCGTTTAAATTGCCTGTGACTCCATTTACGCCTTTTAAATTGCCAAGTCTTAATATTGGCGTTAAACCGTTCCACGGCGTAGAAGTGTTTTGCCACATATCAAGCTTTGGAGCGTTGCCGTCTAGCAATATACCGCCTGCACCGCTTGTCCCATAATTTACTACTGTCTGGCCAACAGTGGCGGTAAAATATGTTCCGCTGCTTACGGTAAAAGTAATTTGTTTGCCGCTTATTGCGGTTATTTTTCCCCAATATTGATTGTTTGCGCTTTTTACCCTTATAAAATCATTAACCGCAAAACCTGTTACGCTTTCCAAGGTGAGCTTTTTATCAGCAACTGCCGTAACTTTAGAAGAAGGCCTTACTATAAATTCTCCTCCTATCGCAGTTACTTCATTATACTCAAATACGGCACTTTTAATTATGCCTCTTATTGTTACGTTATTAAATTCAGCGCCTTCGTTGTCTATATTCCAACCAATTAAACCGCTGGAATAATTAGAGGTTCTTATTCTGCTGTTTGCGCTGTCTATTTCCAAATCGGCGTTATATATTTTGTTATAGTCTATGGTCCAGCCCGCAATATTGGAAGCTCCATTAGCATTTAAATTAAACACTTTATTTCCGCTATACCAACCTTCAATTCCTGAAGAATTGAATTTAACTCCATTTACGTTTGCTCCAACATTTGAAGCGGTAACAAAAGTTTTTCCTATTATCTCGTTGTTTGAAGTGATTAAATCTGATGTGATGGAATTTGAAGTTATATCCGCCGTTACTATTTTGGTTATATTGCATGAGGCTATATTGCTAAAAGCGCTTGAAAGATTGCCCCACTTATCTAAAGATTTTGCTTTATAGTAATAAGTTTTAAAATAATCAGCCGCTTGGTCTATTAAGGAAGCAGAACCATTTACCGCTGATGCGTAACCAATATCGCTATAAGTTCCATTCTGTGTTTCTGAACGATAAAATCTGAAACCAGAAAGATCAGCAGGCGGATTGCTTAAAGTTGCAGTTATCTTTACATTTTTTAAATAAGGCGATGCCGAAATAGTTGGCGCCGATGGAGCAACGCTATCGCCTGATGTCGTTATGGTTCCGGTTATATACTCGCTTTTGGCGTTTGAGCTTAACATTCGTATTCTAATTGAATACAAGGTTGAGGATTTTACTGGCGATATTTCAAACCTATCGTTTTGTATTAGCCCTAGACTTACCCAATTTGTTGGCGATGCGCCTTCGCCGTATTCTATCGAAGCGCCTAAATATTGGCCATTGGGTAATGTAAAATTTCCTTTAATGGCGATTATAGAGGTCCCGTCTGCCTGAGTTCTCATCTCGCTAGAGAGAGTTAAACCAGAAGCTGTGCCAGGCTGATTAGTCGATACAATTTCCGCTTCGTCATTGTTCCAGGATATTTGAGCCGAAGGCGTTCCAACAATAAAAACGTTTGGGTCATATTTGCAGGCTTCTATTCGGTTTATATGGTCGCCGATTGTTAAACTGGTTATTCTGTATAAGCCGTTTATATTGCCTTTTGTATGATTTACCGTAACTATGGTTCCAACTTTGCAGTTTTCAGGCAAAAATCTTGTGGAAAAAGCTATAGTTTCAGCCGCAATTAAAGAATTTTTGCAAGTGTATTCAAGTATGCTTTGAGCCGTTAAAGCGTCTCTTATAAGATAACTTTCGCCGTTAAATTCCTGTCTGTCTAAATCGGCAATACTTAAAGCGTCTTCGTAATTTGCCGATTGCATAAATTGTGCGGTAATGGGGTTATAAGCATATTGCAAAACTCCACAATTATAAACCCTGCCAGTAAAAGCGCCTAAACCATTTGCAACAAGCTCTATATTGCTTTCGTTATAAACGTATTGGCTTGTTCCCTGTGCTTGAACGTAAAGCCTTCTTTTGCCGTCTGAGCTTATTTCATAGTTTCCTCTGATAGCTCTGCAAATTTCAGTTATCCAATTTTGAGCGGTCTTTTGTTCGTAAATAATGCCATCTAGCTTTAAACCGTAAAGGTTAACATTAGCGATTGCGGTATTAAAGCTTTCTGTGTCGATGTCGCTTTCGTCTATTCCTAACCCCCAACCGCAATAACCAGTCGAAGCAGTCTTTAATAAATAGTATAAAAATCTTGCACCATTTCTGCATTGCTCTTCTGTGCAAGTTCCAAGTTTTAAGCCTACAACTTCGGCGCCTATTTCTACATAGCTTCCGTCATCGTTTCGCCTTAAGCTTTCATTGGTAATCTGAATGTAAGCAATGCCTTTTTCGTTGGTTTGCGAGGCAGAACCTGTGTAGCACATATAGCCTTTTGCCTCTGCCTGAGCTTTGGTTAATGTTTCTTTGCCTATTCTTACATTAACAATCTTCTGGATCTCGCCAACGCATAAATAATAAATGCCGTTTGTTTTGTTCTTTAAAATACCTTTAACTGGTATAGGGTTTTCGGTAGTTCCGCCTACTACCATTGGAACAGTAACATTTAAAGCCGATGAATGGACGTTTTCGTCAACGGTAACAAGCCTTATAAACTCATCTGGCAAATTTTTCGTTAATTCTGGCGCTGTTCTTTCAGTAGCTATTAAACTAAGGGTCCCGTCTCCAGAATTGTTGTAAGCCGTAACTTTGCCAACCCACTTATAATCTGTGTCGGTTATTATTTCCGCTTTTGCGTTCCAAAGCTTTTCATTGTTTGGAATAATTTTATCGTGGTTTATCAGCTGTATTGTTATGGTTGCCACATTAGAGCCTAATTCAGAAAAAGAGCGGTTAAGGCTAATCTGGTTTTTAATTCTGCCCCTGAATATGCCTTTTTCGTCATCGGCAACGGTTTTATCGGCAAATTTATAAACGGTATTGTTTAACGTAGTTATAGTAAGCTTCATTTATACTAGCTCCTCAAAGGCAAAATCTATGCTAGAATCCACAGGGCTTAAAACTTTAACGCCTCTTTGGGTTGCAGGGTAAACAAGGTAAGAGTCTGCAACATCGTTCAAGTCTGTGAAAATAATCGCCGTATTCCAACCGTTTAAGGGCAAAGAAAAAAGATCTGATTTTTCTATGTGTTCCATAGTTACGTTAAAAACGTGTCTTGGTTTGGTTTTTGGAGTTTTAAAATAGCTTCCTGAATCGCTTATGAATGTGTAAAACTCATATTCAACGTCAGGGTTCCATGTGGTTATAGGCGAAAAATCAACGTCTTTCCCAATTATAATGTTTCCTAATTCTGGAACGCTGCCTTTAATTAATGTTTGAGTTGGTATTAAAACCCTAACATAACGATAAGAACTAGAGCTTAAATCAAAAAAGCCCTTAAAAATTCCAACATCATCAGCTTTTAAAGTTACGCTTTTGGAAACGGCAGGACTGCTCCATGAATCAGAACTGTTAGCCTGTATTATGCAAGATTTAAAATTTGCGTTATTTAGCCATATCTTTTCTATGCTTTGAGCGGATCCCAAATCTATTGTTATAGATACCGCCGATGAAAAAGTAGAAGCTCTCCATATAACGGCAGGGTCTAACTCTTTTAAATTGGTAGCTGGGAACAATGTATTTTCACTGCTTGCCGTTATGGCTGAAATGTTTCTGTAATTATAATCTGGCAACAATCGCATATTTTAACCCCAAATTTCTAATTGTTCTGTTTCGTTTATCGCCGTAAGCAAATCGTCTGCGTTTTTTACATTGCCGTTTTGAATGGCCGCTTTAAGCTTCGCAAGTATTTCTTTGCCTGTAGCGCTATGGTAATAAATAACCGTTTCTTTGCCGTTGGTCTGTCTTACAGCTTCGGCGACAACCGTCATAACATCGGATAATTGATCTGCCAATGTGTCTGCATATTTGCTTTTTTCAAGCTCCGCTATTGTGTTCGTATTGTCTGCTATTTCCTGCTGTATGGCTAAAACTTGGTTAAAGGCTTCCTGCCACCTTTCAAAAGCCGATTGCTGTTCTTCCACAGAAAGGCGTGTATTTAAAGCTTCTTCTTTATTGTCTTTCATTATGGATTCATAGGTTTTTAAGGCACTTTCTAAAATGCTTTGTTGCTCCTGGTAAACCGCAATTTGCTTTTGTGTGTCGGTTCCTGCCTCTGAAAGTCTTTTTTGCCAGTCATAATCTTTAAGCCCTGCGGCTTCTAACATAGGCAACATTTGCTGTATTGAACTTGTTGTGTCAAATTTAGAATAATCGTTTCCTAAAAGCTTTGATATAACGCTAGCGTTGTTGCCATACAAACCAGCTAATGTGGAATTGTTTAAAAAATTTGACGTGAAAGTCGTTCTTTCGCTTTGTTGCGCAGTCAATAAAGCCTGTTTTGCTTCTTCTGCCGCTAGTTTGGCTTCGGCTATTTCGGCTTCTGAATATTTGTTAGAATTGCCTTTGTTATATTCGGCGGTAATAGTTGCTAAATTGTTTTGTGCTTGCGTTAATTGTTTTTGTAACTGCTTTATTTGGTAAGAATATATTCCTTGGCTGTCGTATTGAGCCATTGCTCTATTAATAGCTTTTGTGTTTACGCTGGTCGTGTAACTTCTGGTCCTTCTGTCGTAAGTTTTGGTTGTGTATTGCTCAACTAATTTCTGGTAATAATCGTTTCTTGCTTTTTCAGCGTTTGTTAATTGGCTTTGTATGTTCCTAATAGTTTGTTGTGCAGTCTTTTGTTTGTACAAAGTTTGCGATAATTGCGTAGAGTTGTAGTTTTTCGCCGTTGCCATATATTCATAAGCAGATAATGTGTCTAGGTAAGACAAATTAGCTGAACCTATGGTATCGCCTCTTGATAAATTCCATAATTGGTAATTTCTATTAGCCTGTTCTGATTGGCTTAATTGTTGCAATTTTTCAAGATAATCTATACTTGCTTGCGCTTCCTCTTGCCCATGCAAATAGTAGGTTTTTGTTCTATGAAATGGATTATGGTTTTTGTGGGAAGTGGTCCAAGTGTAAGAAAAAATGGCATTTTCTAAAGCCTGTCTTGTCGCTTCCGTAATTCCAACCGCCGTTAAAAGCTCGTCTCTTATGGCTTTTGCATTATCTACCTGTGCATTAAGGCTGTTTGATTTGTCTATGTTTTCGCCGCCTTTTATCTTGCGTTTTCCAAATAAACCGCCTTCACCTGTAAGCCATGAAACACCTAACCCTATACCAACGTTTGTTAATAGATTGCCAAAGTTTAAAGATGATCCGCCTTTTGAATTTTTTGTATAAACCTGTTTGAATATACTGTTTGTTGCGTTTTGCAATACGCCCGTATTACTTCCGCTTAAAACAGAATTGAAAGTGTCGCTTAAATAATTAGATACAGTGCCTTTTAATATGGAACCAAGATTTTGCCTGAAGCCTGAAAAATCTGCGCTTAATAAGCCGTCTGTAATAGCGTTGGCGGTAGCTGAGGAAAATTCCTCATACATACTTTTCCCTGTTTTTTCTATGCCGTCTTTGACATCTTCTTTGGCTAATTTTCCGCCCGAAGCCACAGCGCTTCCAAAACTTAGCATTGCTTTATAGTCGCCAGCCTGCAATTTGTCTGAAAACTCAATCAATTCTTTTTCGCTTTCAGACAAACGGTTTATTTGAGAGGTTAAATCTTTTAAATTTATCTTTGCTGCAGAAGCTTCTATTGTTGCAAAAGCCTCTAATGCGATATTGCTCATTATGCCAAAAGGCCCGTTTAGTGCAGTTACCGATTTAGCAAAATTATCTATTGCCGTTTCTGCTGCTTTTTCTGGATTTTTTACCGATTCAAAAGCTTGTTTAAACGCGTCTTGAAGGCTTTGGGTTTTGATTTTAACTTTTTCGATGTCTTTTGATATTATTCCAGAATTTTTTTCAATAGTTTTAATATCAACTAAACCGCCAGTAATGTTTTTTACAAAGTCAAAAGTTTGTTCGTTTGATGACTTTAAAATATTTTCTTTCACATATTTATTAGCGTTTTTAGTAACTTTATTATCAAATCTTTGTTGAGTTATGTTTTTTTCTTCTTTTATTAAATCTAATAATTTTTCTCTTAATTCTAATTGCTCTTGAAGTTGTCTAGAAACATATGTTTGTGCTTTTAAAGAAGCTATTTCTGCTTGTGAATAGGTTTTACCGCTTATATAAGAAGGCTGATATGCTTTTTGCAATTCTAATTCCGCATTTAACGATTTCTTTTGTTCTTCTTTTATTTTTTCTCTATATGTTTTTATTTCTTCATTTAAATATTTTCTGCCTCTATAATCCTTTAAACTATTTTCTATTATATTTTGGTTTGCTTTATTACGATATAAAGGATCCAAATTATATAATTCATTTGCAGCATCTTCTTCTGCTCTTTCTGCATCCCATTCGCCTTTTTTTAAATAAAGAAGATATGCGCCTAATCCTGCTACCGCGCCTGCTGCTATATATGGATTGGCTTTAGCAACAAGGTTAAATTCTATTTGCTTTTGTTTTAAAATTTCAATAGATTTAGTAAGTAAACCAACTGTGCCACCTATTTTATTAAAATTATCTACAACTTTATATAATGCTAAACCACCTATGGCACCACCTAGCCCTGCTAATGCAGCTGAAACTAATCCTGTTTCTTTATCAAGTTCCTGCATAGCTTTCACAGTATCTTTTAAATAATCAATGCTTGATTTTAAAACAGGTATTCCTTCATTAGATACAAAATCTATTAGTGGTTTCACTGCTTCTAAAGATAATATTTTTAATTCTTTATTTGCATTAGATACCGCTGCTTCAATCTGATTAAATTTATCTGAAGCTGTCTCGCCTACATTGGCTAAGGATTTAAAATCCGCTTGTGAATCTTTTATAACTTCTTTAAGCAAAAGGGCTTTATTTTTTAATAAATCGGCAGAATTAGAAGCCCTAGAAAAACTTTCTGGCAATACGCCCAACTGTATTAAAGCTCTGCCATTGCCAGAAGATATAGCGCTAACAATTTTGTCAAAGGTTTCTTGCAAAGATAATCCCAACAAATCGCCTTTTGTGTCGGCTATTTCGTAAAGCTTCGACAATGCGTCTATGTCTTTTATTCCAGAAACTCTTAAGGCTTTGGTGGCAGACTTCATTAATTCAACATCTGATACTTGGTTTCTTGTGGCTTTTCTGAATTTCGCCATTAAGTCATCGGCGCTTTGCCCTATAGAAGTCGTATAGGCTTTAAAATTCATTTCTGCTTCGGCTAAATCTGCGCCTTCTCTTAAATATGAAAAAGCTGACTTTATAGAATTGCCTAATTCTTTTATATTACCTATAGCAGAATATATGCCTTGATTTATTTCTATCCAACTTTTGTTAAGTCCCTCGGCTGTTTCATTAAATTGAGATAGATTTTTCCTACTTTGTTCAGAAGTATTATTAAGCTCATTCCAAGCTTTTGTTAAGGCATCAACTTGATTAATAGCTTTTGAGTTATCTGCAACAATACTTATATTAGCGTTGTTCATAAACTTTACTTTTCCTGAAATTTTGTTATAATTATATAAAGTGAGGGTTAATTATGAATTTTGAATCTGAATGGTCTGATAAAGAAACTGAAACTTATGAAGAATTAAAGCCTATACAAATAAGTGAAGCTTCACATAAAGAAAAAACAGTGCAAACCAATATCGAAAATGATATAAAACCACAACAAAACAGCACAGAGCATGAGTTTAATTCAGACGCTTTTATTGTTAGTTGTGTTATTTTGGCATTTTTAGCCATTAAATGCGCAACTTCTAGTGGTTGGCTTGTTTTTACTGTATTGTTCTTAATATGTTTGCCTATTTTTATAGTCATAGTAAAAGTATTATGGTCTCTTTTCTGGACTATTTATAGCAAATTGTTTAAATCTGCCTATAATATATTCAAGAACTCATAAATTCTTGTTGCTAAGCGCTTTTTCGACCGCCATTTTTCTTTCCTCTTTGGTTGAAGGTTGAGAAACTGGTTTATTTTTTCCGCTAGAGCAAAAGCTTCTATAAAATGCTTCATCTATCGTTGGAACTTCGCCGATTTCTTTACGCATTATCAGATAATCTATAAAATCCACGGTTCTTATTTCATTAGGCAGTTTTCTAAAAGCCCTGCAAACTTTGATAAAATCTTTCTCAAAGTTTGCTTTGGCTTTTATTGTGTCTGCCTTAGTTACTTTCCCTGGCTTTTGCCTTCTTCTTTAGCTTCCATGGAAGGTTGTAAAACCTTTTTACTTATCCATATTCCAGCAAGTATACGCTGTTGGTCTATGTCCAACATTTCATTAATATCTTCTTTGCTGTAATCTAAGTTCATTCCGTTTGGATTTAAAGCAATAAAGCAAACTTCTAAATCGTCTTCCGCTCTTTGTTTTAGAAAATCGACTTTAAACTCGCCGTTCTTTTCTTTTTCCTGGCGCTCTAACTGCTTTGCGTTAAAAGCTAACATTCTTTCGTGCTGTGATACCGTGTATCTTAAAGGTATTTTCTTTCCATCTGCTTCTATGACGATTTGAGAATAACCTTCATCGTTTATTTTTATCCAACCTTGTTGCATTTTTAGTTTCCTTTTTACTTAAACGTTATTTTAAAGTTGTCTTCGCCTGAATCTTCTAGCAACTGTCCGCCCAAATCATACATATTTAAGCTGTTTTCGCTGTTAAATGTCGGAGCGTCAAAGTTTGCTTTTGGCGCAGAAAATTCAACGATGTTACCAGCAGTAGCTCCATGAGTTAAACTTAAAGCTACGGTATCTCTGTCTTGGTAATCGCCCCAGAAGGTATTTTCCGATTCAAGAACGGATTCGATATTTGCGCTCCAGCGCGGATCTCTGGCTGTAATTAAATACGGCATTAAACCTGTGTCGGAGTTTATATTTCCTCTTGAAATTATAGTGTTGCCTGTTTCAAAGCCAAATTCTCTGGCCACTGCGTCATCCCATTCGCCGAAGGCAAAACCTTCGCTTTTCATTTCGATTGGTTCTGTTGAATCATAAGTTGGCGTTGGGTTAGAAGCGTCTAAAGCGCCAGCAAAGATACCTTCATACTCAAATGTGAATGAGCCGTATTCGCCGTATCTTCCTGAGAAGCTCATATTTGCCATACCGCCTACGGCTTTTATAAGCAAACCATCTTTATAAATATAAAGCGTTGCTGTTTTTTGGTCGCTTGCAGAATTTACAGGCGTATATTCAACTTTTGTCGAAGCCGTTGCGGTTTCTTTTAAACCGCTGCATTGCAAAAGGGGCGAAAATTCTGGCGGAGTTCCAGCGGTGCCAGAACCTTTAACTCTTACCGCTATTGTGGCTCTTACGGTTTTGTTTACGAACTTTTGAGGCATGGCGCTTATAGAACTTCTGACAACATTGTTTTCTAATGATTGCCCATCTACAGTAGGATTAACTACATCGCACAATATAGCGTTTGTGCCTGTAGGCGTTGCGTCTGTGCCTTTTGTGGTTTCTATTTTAGCAAGAACTACTTGATTTCGTTCAAATAAAGGCATATTTATTTCCTTTCTTTAGTTAATTAATTGGCAAGCGAGATGGAATTTCTATCAAAAAAGACAATTCCGCCGCCGAGTAAGGATACTTTATTGCGTCTGGTTCACCTTCCATTGGCGTAACAATCACGCCTGATTTATTAAGGCTGGTTATCACACATTCTTCTATCAGAGAAATAAAGGCATCCACTTTACCTAAACCGTCCATAATTTCAGAAACTTCGGCTTCGTCCGTTTGAAGGTTTGAACTTTGGTTTTCGTTTTCCGATGTTTCTTGTTTTGGCTTTGGCATTTTTACAAAAGCCTGCAATCTTAATACATGGCTTCTGTAAGCAAATTGCCTTGTTCTGCTTCTCGCTCCTGGTATTATTAAAACGGCTAAGTCGGTTTGCAGTTCTGGCGGGTTTTCTTCGTCTAAGCCAAAAATTATGGAAAAATTATCTGTCCCATAATTTTCTTCACACCAAGTTTGAAGTGCCGTATCGTTTTCAAGAGCGTTTTCGATAATTTCAAAAATATCAACTATTGTCATCTTTTGTTAAACCTCAAACGTCTTAAACTTCTGTTAATGCGATAAATAAACCTGTCTGTGAAATAGCTCACGATTTCGCCCTTTACTTTGTTCCAAGTTCTAGCAAACAAAGGCCTTGCTGGAACTCTTAGCCTGTTGGTCGTTTTCTTTAAATGTATTCCTTTAAAATGCAAGAAACGCTTAAACTTTTCAGAAACGCCTATTTTGTAAGCGACATAACCGCCTTCTTCTATTGTCTTATTGAGCCCTTTTGTTGTTACTACTATTTCGTCTTTTCGCTTATAAGCTACGGTTATAAACTTCATTTTACCCCAAGGCTTTTTATGCCCTTGAAGCTTAGAAATTTTGCTTAAAGGCGCAAAACCGCCAGCACTTCTTTCCTTTCTAAGGTCTTTGGCGATTTTTTTGCCTGTATCCCTTAAAGCTGAATTCATTACGCTTTTCCCATCTTCGCACATCTTTTGCAAGTCAAGGATAATCTGATTTAAGCCTTCTTGTTTTAAGTAAAATTTCATTTAACTCTTATTTCCGAATATATTCTTATGGTCCAACTAACTGGAGTTTCGCCGATTAAACCGTCCACAATCCACAAACTGTTGTCGGCTCTCTTAATAGTGTCGTGAGGTTGCGGTCTTGTGGAAAATTCGCTTTTCGGCAAAACGGCAGAGCAGATTCTGGCCAGTCTGCCGTTTTGCTCAGATTCAGTGTCGCCTTGTTCTATTATAGAAATACGGCAACTTGTTTCTGTATCGTCTTTTCGCAAAAGAACAGCGTTTTCGGCTGTTTCGTCTAAGCCTAAAACATAGTTTAAATCAGTCGTCATCTGTTCTTTTACGGTAGGCATCAGCTAATAGCTCCAGTAATAAGCTGTCCGAGTTCAGCGCAAACGATCTTTTCTGCTAAGTAGCTTCTAGCTCTATAAACAGTTGAACGTTTGTTTTCTTCTCTGTAGCTTTCTAAGGTTATTATGTCTGGTGAATCGCCAGTGAATAAGAAAGTTCTGCCTACGCAGGGTTCTTTTAAATCGTTTGGATTATCGGCGGTTTTGCAAACCATTACGATTGCGTCATTCCAGATGCTGACGATTGTATTTGCGTTTGGTTTTTTGTTGGTATCTTTGATACCGCCAACAACCATAAGCTTATCAACGCCTAAATACTGGGCAACAAGTTTCTTTTGCGTTTCTTCTGTAGAAAGAAGCGGAGCTGCAAAATACTGGCAAGCCGAATTAAAAGCCTTAGAAGCTACGATAGCTTCAAAAGCCTTTATGCTCATTACAACGGTATCTGGAGTAATGCCTGTGGCATTTCTTATTGCCACTTTTCTTGCGGCAACGTCTGCTCTTGGGTCGCAAGTTGCGGCTGTGCTCCATGCAGTAGAAGCAGAAGCGTTAGTGAAAGTGCTGGTGTTGGTAAGAAGCGCAGCGCCTTTCATTTCGTGCTGTCTAAGCATGATGTTAGAAAGTCTTTCTACAATAGGCTTTTCTGCATCGAATAAATGAGAGTAGAGATTTCTTTCGGAATCGTCTAAAAGAATTTCTACGCCTCTTTCTTCGGTTGCGAAGTTATCTACGTCAAAGAAAGCATCGTCTCTGTAGTAATCGCTTCTTGCGGCTCTAGCAATATTAGAAGGCACTTTAATAAAGTGTTCTTTTGGTATTATTGGATACTGCCCGCTTGCCACAGGGGTTTTAAATGTGGGCAATACTTGGCTTATTACAAACACTGAGGGATCATTAAAGAATTTATAAAGAAGAGCACCTAAATCGCTTCTTATAACTGTGCTTGAACTAACTGGTCTCATGGTTTATCTCCTTTTATAAAGTTACGACCGCTGGAAGGGCAGGGCATGGAATGATTGTTATTTTTTGGCCTGATTCGGTAGCGGCTTCGAGAGCAACGCCTACTTTGTAGTAGGTTCCTGCCGATTCAGACAAAGCGGTTACTTTTCCATCTGAGCCAACGTAAACGTCAGCGCCTTGAGAAATTGCTCCGCCTGCTATTACTTCAAGAGTGCCTTCGTGGTTAAGCGTGTCGATTGCTACAAGAGCGCCAGAAGCGGCAGCGTATTTGGAAATACCTACAGGCACCGCATTTGCCGTTCCAGCGACTGCGTTTCCAGAACTGAGTTTAACTACAATATTTGCGGCTAAGGCTTCGCCAGCCGTTAATGTTATGCTTCCGTTGATCATTATTTTTGCTCCTTTTTGAGATATTCAGAAAGTAAAGAGGGGTTACGTTTGTTTACTTCAATAACCGCTTCCGCTCTGTTCATTCCGCTTGAAACAAGCTTATTGATTTCTGCTTCGTAATCGCCTTTTATTGCGGTTGGTTCTTCGATTTTTACAGGCTGTGTGGCTTCATTTGCCATAGACTGCAAAACCGCTGATTTTCTGTTCTTTTCGGCGAAATAAAAGCTTTTATAGGCTTCATTCGCTGTAATGCCGTTTTTAATAGCTTCCATGGTTGCTTCTCTGTCGCCATTGGCTTCAAGGATTTCAACAACTCTTCCGCGTTCTGCGGCAACCGATGTTTCAATTTCTACAGCCATTAAACGCTTGTATTCGTTTTCTGCTTCGTTTTTGCCCATTTCTTTGATTTGCGCAAAGATTTCGGGCTGTTCTTTTTCTAATGTCGCAATGTCCATTTTCTTAAAACTCCTTTTGTTAGCTAATGAAACCGCTGTTTCAAGGGTTCCGAGTTTATCTGCAAGCCCTACTTTTAGGGCGTTAATACCTAAATATTCTTTTCCGTCTGCCATTTTTAAGGCTTCTTCAACGCTTACGCCTCTATTTCTGGCTACGGATTCGACAAAAATCGCATAAATATCGTCAACCATATTCTGTAAATGCTCTTTGCCTTCGGCTGTTAAAGGCTTTTCGGAAGAAGCAATTCTTTTATATTTGCCAGCGTAAATTTCTGTTACTTTTACGCCTTCCATCTCTCGAGCTTTTGAAATGTCATAATGAGCGGAAACAACGCCGATGTGTCCTATAATCCCTGTTTCGGTAGTAACTATTTTATCCGCCGCCGAACCTATCCAATATGCGGCTGAACACATCATTCCATTGCAAAAGGCAATAATGGGCTTTTCACCTCTTGAATTATAAATAAAATCAGCAAGCTCTTTTGTTCCATCTACTTCACCGCCTGGCGATTCAATGTCTAATACAAGGCTGTTTACCTTCTCATCAGCTAGAGCTTTGTAAATAGTATTCTGCAATAACTCTGTGCTTACTCCGCCACAAACAGCCTGTAACATATTAAAGCGTTTGGATATAGGTCCAACTACGCTAATAACAGCCGTTCCGTTTTCTAAAACATCATAGTCATAAACGTATTCTGGCTTAGCGTTTGCCTGTTTGGCTTCAAAATCCAAAGCCTTGATTTGTTCTGGGTTTTCAAGCCTTGCTTCTATATAAGCGTTTATTTCTTCTAGCTTTCCTGTTCTTATTGCCCAGATTTTATCCTGAACAACGTTTATTAAACCTTTACCCATTGTTTTCACCTTCGTTTAATACTTCCTGTGGCATTACTTCTGCTTTGTAATTCGCATAAGTAGCTTCTTCGTCTAAAATTTCATAAGCATCGTTGCCTTGGCTTGCACATTCTTTTTCGTGAGTAGATAAACCGTAATCTATAGCTAATTTACTTGCTGTGATTTCTTTAACTGGGTCAACCCAGCCCCAGCCGTTTCCTAGCCATTCGGCTCTGCAATATTCCTTTTTGTATTGCTCAAAATTAGGAACATCGAAATAACCACGATAATAAGCTTCTTCTAAAACAAGCTCATAAATAGGCTGACACCATGATTTAGAAAACCATGAGCGCCAGTTCTGGAAGACTCTTCTGCCTTCCAACAATGCAGCTCTTGCCGATGAATAATTTGTTTTTGAGAAGTCTTTCATAACAAGCTCGAAAGGCAAGCCGATAGAAGCGCCTATAAGCCTTATAACGTTTTCCGTAAACTGGCCAAAAACATCTCCGCCCCTGTTAGGGTCAACAACCTTAATATCATCGCCGTAATCGGCGTAATGTATCATTCCAGGAGACAATTCAGTTAACGGCTCGCTTCTGTCTGTTAGTTGCGTGCCTGTTTCCCTAGCAAGCTGAACCGCTGCCATTGGGTCAGCTTTTGTAAAGAATACTGCAAGACAAGCCGATATTCTTGCTTTTATCAATTCAGCTTCCCTATAATCCGCAAAATCTTTAAAAAGGTCTAATACTGGAGCAAAAAGAGGAATTCCTCTTGTTTGCCCCGGGCGTTTTGCCATAAAGGCGTGTATGACTTTGGGCCTTCCAGCTGAATCTTTTGCGGGAATTTCCTTAACTTTGGCGCCATATTTAAGGTTTTCTTTGATTAAATAGCTTATTGGTTGCCCTCTGTCGCCTAAAATAACGCCTCTGGCGCGTTCGTCTATGCCTGAAGCGTATTCGCCTAAATATTCGCTTTCTAGCAACTGTAAACATCTGCTATATGGTCTGTAAGCTTCGTTAGCCCATACTGGCAATGTTATACATTCGCCGTCTCTTATGATCTGGCAAAGAGCTAAGAACTGCAAATAGTCAAAATCTACTCTTTCGCAAGCGTCAGCATAAGGAACAAACTTTTCAAAAGCGTTTATGGCCATATCGGCGTAAAAATCCGCTTCTTCTTTGGAAATGCCTAATACTTCGGCTCTTATGCGCGGTTTAGGCTTTAAGCCTTTGCCCACCACATTAACGCCCATAGTATCTACAAGACCAGAAGCTATAGGGTCATTTCTTTCTAAATCTCTAAAGCGGTCTATTAAAAGATTATGCTCCCATTTTGGCGCGTCTGGGTCTGTTCTTTGGGTTATCCAGTCGCTTCTTAGTCTGTCTCTTGAAGCGCCTCGGTAATATTCGTTTAAAGCTTTAAAAGCGTTTCTGCTTTGTAAGCGTTTTAAAGCCCATGATGGCGAAACGACCGCTATCATGCTGTCTAATGCTGAACCAAACTTGCTTAAAATACCCATTATTAGAACCGCCTAAAACATGCGTAAGTTGCGCCGTTGCCGTTTGCTAGTTGCAAAGACGTTATTTGGCTGTCGATTTTAGCCAATTCGGCTTGAATTTTGCCTAAATCAGCTCTGGTGAAAGTTTGCCCATTTAAAGAATAGGACTGCATTTTTAAAACAGCGGCTTCAGCCTCAAGATATAACTGTTTTCTGTTCTGTAATTCGGTTAAGCTCGCCATAAAAAACCTCGAAAAAGTACAATAAAAAAAAGACGCCAAAAGACATTTTTCAGTGCTTTTGGCGTCTCTGTTATCAGATTAACGCAAATTTTATGGATTAAACGCTAAACGCAACGGTCAACCCATGTATATTTTATAAATAACAAAAAATTAAAATAACGTCAATACTTTTATGCGTAAATTTAGAAAAAAATATAATATTTTTACAAATCAATATACATAGTTTGAACCAGTTACTTTATGTATAAGAACTTCTTGCAAAGCTTTTGAAAAATTCAAATGATGTTTTTCGGCTTGGTCATTTAACCATTTTGGAATAGTAAGAGTCTTTTTTATAGATTTGTCTTCTTTTGCCAAATCTACATCTGCGGTAATAATTGTTACAAAGCTATTCTTGTCTGTTTTTATTTTTTTGGGGTGAGAAGGTTTATTTAGTTTTTCGCCGTCTGTTAGCATACATAAAATATGCGTTTCAAGAGCTTCTTTTGCGTCTTCTAATATTTCAGAAATAGTATCGCCTTGCGCATTACAGCCTTCGATGTCTGGAAATTCGCCCCAATAACCGTTTTCTTCGTGAACAATAAGAGGATAATTATATATCATCGCTTTATCTCCAAATTATTTCTTTCTATTATCTTTTTTAGTAAATGAGGATTAACATCTTTATTATGTATAGCTATAGTTTCCCTTTTGCCGTCTTTAAAAAGGTGATGGTGACTTCCTTTAACTCTTTGAAGCTCCCAGCCGTTTTTAATAAATATTTGAAGCAATTCTTTATCTTTCATAATTTAATTATATACGTATATACGTATATAAGCAATACAATTTATGTTTATTTTATGATTTAAGAGAAAATTTTTATTTATTCAACCAGCCTGAGTATTTTGGCTGTTCTCTTTCTAGTTTCTTTATCCTTATGCCACTGCCAGCTGTGCCATTATCTGGATTTTTCCAATATTGTATTCTATTTTTGTCAGCAAGGCATAAAGCGTAAACTGTGCAGTCCCATAAGTCGTTTCTTTTTCCTGAAGGGCATAACCATACACCGTGGTCGTTTCTATATTCGGCGGTTAAATGTTTTATTAAATCGCTATCGGCATCATGATCCGAAGTTATTCTAAATGCTCCGTTCTCGTCTAAAGCAAGTGCAAGTTTACCAGCAAGAAAGTTTTTATAATATGTAGTATTTATTCTTACCAAAGATAAACCGCCTGGTATAGGTCTTCCATCTGGGTAAGCCTCAAGCCTGGATAACTTCCAAGCACCCTGCATTTGCCTTTCGCCTTTGCTGGGACTGAAAGAAGGATGCAATCTGCACCAATTATAAACTTCCGCAGTTCTGTGTCCGCCTGAATCTATCAATCCGGCTATAACTTTGTATTCTGTTCCTGAAGGCGTTTTATAAACTGAATCAAACATAATTTTGTTTATTTCGTCAAAATCCGAAGCTTTTCCGCTTAAAACTTCCCAACCGTTTAAATCTGTTCCCCATGCCGTTATGGAATACCACAAATAAATGTCTTGCGTGTCTATGGTTCCTATAATCGCAAGAGCGCCTTCTGGAACAATGCCCTGTTTTCTGCCGTCTCTTAAAGCAAGTATTTCGTCTGCTTTTCTGCTTGCTCTTTCTGTGGGGTCCCATGGTTCCGCAAGACTGGAATTTATAAAATTGTGAAGCTGGCCAAAGTTTCCTAATTTTGCGTTATCGTTTGCCTGAACAAATTTAAAGGCTAATTCGCCCCACTTAGTAATAGGCGAGTAAAATTCTGACAACTGGTAAGAGCGATGTTCTGGGTCGGCAGCTTCTCTTTGAGGTTTCCACCTGCCGTTTAACATCATCTTGCTTTTGTGCTTTTCCTCTATTTTGCCTTTGCACATAGGACACTCAAAATAAGCCGTATCTCTAGGGTTATTCTTATCAAATTTAAAATAATCCATTTTAAAATTAAATTCAAAACCGCAATAAGGGCATGGAACAAAATACAAACGCTGGTCCCCTTCCAAAAATAACTGCCAAATAATACCGCTTGGAACCGTAGGCGTTGAATCGTCTATTTTAAGATGGTTTCTGTAAAACTTCGTTCTTTCGTAAGCCAAAGAAACTAAATCGGCTTCGGTTTTGTTTTCGTTATACAATTCGTATTTGTCTGTTTCATCTAACCATACTATTTTACAGCTTTCCGCCGAAAGTTGGTTAGGATTGGCGCCTTTTACGAAAATAATCATAGATTGAAGCTTAATCATTCCTTTTTTAAAATCGTCTTTGTTGTTTGTTTTATGCTTTCTTAAACATTCATTTTCTTCAATCATAGGCATTATCTTATTTTCAGAAAGAGACTTAGCGGCTTCGTAAGAAGGTCTAACCATTAAAACATTTCCTGGGTCATTGTCTATTGCGTATAAAATCGCTATCATAGCCGTTGTTGTCTTAGAAGATTGGGCACTCCAACAAAGTGTTATATGTCTTACGCTCGGATCAGCGACAGCCTCTAAAACCTCTCTAACATAAGGCGTTGTTACAGTCGAATATTTGCCAGGAATTGGCGAGACCATTGTTGAAAATTCTATGTTTTTCTCTGCCCATTTCCATGGGTTAAGAAGCGCCGGCGTTTTCAGGGAACTCTTCCACGTTTGTTGAAACATCTTCATTTTGCTGTTCGGCATTTTCTTTTTCTTTCTCGTCTGGGTCAAAATTGCGTATTTTTTCTACTGAATCTCTTATTTCTTCGTTAAGTTTATTCTGGATTACTGTCCAAGGCATACCGTCAAGAGCAGGCGCAACCTTAGCAGGAATGTTTAAAAGGGTAGTTTTTAAGTATTCTAGTCTTGAAGCTAGCCATTTATTAACCGCTGCTACCGCAACCAGCTCTTTTCTTTCCCTTAAAATCTTTAAGATTTTTTCTTCTGTCTTAACAAGGTCGCCAACTAAACGGCTCCAATTGTCTAAGGCTTCTGGGGTTAACTCGCTTTTGGCTTCCTTATAAACTAATTTTTCCATTAAACGAACTCTGTATAAAGCGCCTTTTAACCCAAATTCGTCTAAATGCTTTGATTGAGATTGCTTTTTATTTGTATCAGAAGCTTTTTCTGGCAATGGCTTTGGTTGCTCTGCTTGTTCTGGCGCTTTTGTTTCGATGGCGGTTTGAGCTGTTACATTTTTTGCTGGTTCGTCTGGGTTCTCCAGCAAGTCTTTATTTTTCTTTATTTCTTCTAATACGTTTAAGGCTTTTCGCCTTAAATCTGTGCTATCTCTTCTTTTGTAAGGTCTGGTAACTATCGCCTGGCAAACTTCCTCTAGGCTGTAACCGCCTTGCTGTTTGTCATACTTAATGTTTTTAGTGTTGGTTCTAAGCTTCATAAAATATGACTTGGATATTTCTAGTTTTGCAATAATTTCTTTAATGCTAAAATGCGTTTTCATCGGTTCACTCTATTTTAAAAATTTTGGCTCGCTCTGAAAAACTGGGCTCGACCCGACCCTCAATCGGCGATGCCCCCGGAAGTACCTTTTAGTTTTTCCTTATCCATCGCTTCCATTCTTCGGTATAGGGAAAAATCTTCCACTGTTGTTTTTAAATCTTCATAAATAAACTTTAATTCTTCAATTACTTCTCTTTCCATATATATTCTTGCTGTTTTTCTTCTTTCTCTATAATCAGCAAGCTTAACTTGATGTAATTTGATTCTATTCGATATCTGGGTTAATATACTTACTTCTTCTTCATTTAAATGATATTCTTTATTCATTGTTTTTTCCTTATTAATATTTGGTTATAGCTTTGCGCTATAGAATCTCGTTCTTGTTTGTTGGTTTGGGTGTAGAGGTCAACGGTTGTTCTTATACTGCTATGTCCTAAAAATCTTGAAATAGCGGCTTCGGTGTTTCCTAATCCTAAAAGCAGGTTAGCGGAATTATGCCTTAAATAATGCGGATTTATTTCTTTTATTCCTAAACTTTTGCAGATCTTTCTTAACCTTAGACGGCAAGCGTTATAATTTCGGTCGTGTTCTTTTGTTAAAAATCCATCTCTCTTATAAGCTGGTGTTTGTTTTAATTCATCAACCAGCAATTCACATAGGGCAAGAGTTCTTACTGAGGATGCTGTCTTTAAGTTTGCTTCTTTGCCATTCAGCCATTGTCTGCTGATGTTTACTTCTTTTAAGCTTAAATCTATGTCTCTCCATTTTATTCCCATGGCTTCGCTTATTCTTAAACCGCATAAAGCCATAAACAGAAATATAAACTTAAATCTTTTATCTTGTATAAATTGATCAATTAAAAGTTTAAATGCTTCAGAATTTATCTTAGCTTCGCTTTTGTTTTTTATCACTGGCAAAAGTTTAACCTTGCTTGCTACGTTTCTGCTAAGGTAATCATTGTTAACCGCAAACTTTAAAGCGGCTCTTATTATATGAATCTGTAAATTTATTGTGCTTGGGTGGTATTGGTTTAACAATCTGCCGTTCATTGCTCTGATGTTTTCGGCGGTTAATCTTCTTAGTTCTATCGAACCGATAAAACTATTTATAACATCTATGCGTCTATCGTAGATAGCTTTGGTTGTTTCGCTTCTGTTTGCGTCTGTATGTATTCGCCAATATTTTAACCAGCTTTTGAGTTTCCAGTTTCCAATTCTGCCACAAGCATGTAATTCAAGGAACTCGCTTATTGCTTCTTCTGCTTCTTTTTTTGTTTTGTGATAACCTAGGCTTATCATTCTACCGGTAAGTGGGTCCGTTGCTCTTGCTCTAAAATCACCCTTAATTTTTACAATAGAGCCTTCGTTTTTCCTTCTTCTAGGAAAAACTCTGTTGTATTCTTGTTTTAGCTCTAATTTGCTCATTGTGTACGGCTTTCTAAGTTAATAAAAAAATACTGACGAATAGTGGCTATTTTTTCAAGCTACTTAGCTTCAACAGCCATAGCTGACATAAGTACAAGTTATCTTTGCTTTTATAGTTAAAATCTTTATTCATTGCCTGTCTCCAAACTGTCTGGTCTACTTAATCGGTTCACTCTAAAAAATGAAATTTTTTATTTTGGCTTTTAATAATTATTTCATTTTTTATCATTAGCCATTTATATTATTCATACCTTTACAATATTACAAAAATGTAATATTATTTGCTTATGAGATTAGAGTATCCTTTCACTATAAAAAAATCTAAAGACAATAGTTATTTTGTTCAATTTATAGACCTAGAAGAAGCTATTACGTGCGGAAATTCAATAGAAGAATGTATTTTTAACGCTGGCGAAGTGTTAGATGCTATGCTTGAATGTCGGTTAGAAGATAATGATGAAATACCCTTACCCTCAGAAGGGAAATATGAATATAGAATAGCTCCTTCTGCAGCAATACAAGCTGCGTTGCTAATAAAATTCCATAAGAAAAATAGGACAATAGCCGATATGGCTAAATCTTTAGGCGTTACTTGGCCAGTTGCGCAACGTCTTGAAAATCCAAAACACATGCCGTCTTTCTTTCTTCTTCTTCCATATTTTCCCAATTTCTAATCATTTGTTTTGCTCCTGTTTTTCCTGTTGAATTAAATCTGTTAGATACAATAATGCTGAGTTTAATCCGTCTATTCTGCCCTCTAAGAAATAGACATAGTGCCTAGCGTCAGCATTAGACGCTATTGCTGTTTCTCTACGCCACATTTCAATCATATTTGTTAATTTTTTCTGTAAAGTTTTCAGCTTTTCATTCATTCGCTTCGCTCCTCGAATATATTACAAACTTTTTCGTCAGGGTCTATAATATTTTCGTTTTTTGCAATACATTTATAATAATATTCTTCGTGTTCATCATCGAAAAATTGCAGACAAAAGTCGCAATCGCCACAAAAAACTGGTTTTTCGTCAACTATTATTTTTTTTATGTTCATAGATTACCTCGCAGGATAAAATCTTTTACTTAACACTCGTTCCGCATTTGTAAACAAAAGAGATTTGCTAAAATACGGTTGCATAGGCGTTTTTACTCTGTGATAGAAAGCGAGAGGTGTCCAAGCGATATGCTTGATATACCTGAAAGTACGATAATAATGACTTCTTGCAGTAAAACTTCGTCTATGCTTCATTTATTTTCCTCCTTTTGAATTTTACGCCACATGAACTGCAACAGCTCTTCTAGTGCGTGCACTCTGCCCTGATAGTAATAATCAAAGCCTTTATCAAGCATTTTGCATTTTTCTTTGTTAAGCAAAAAGTTTAAATCTTCTAAAGCTTCTTTATACCCCTCTAATTGTGTCTTGTTCATAGTCCGTTCCTTAAATATATTTCCAAGTAAAGCCGCCTACGGTTTTGCCTGTTCTGGCAGAACGTGAAATATCTGAGGGGGAAAGATCATAATATTCTGCGGCTGCTATTGTTGATGTAAAATTTTCGCCTGTTTCAATACACACACAAGATTTAGCAATGTTTTTCTTATGTCGGTGCCCTGCATCATGATATCTTGTGGGTGTTTTTTTATTGTTTTTCTTTCTTCTGCAATCATCGCACAATAGCCTTTTTCTTTTATGGTTAATCAAGAAGTATTCCTTTCCGCATATTTCACAAATAGCCTTATCATAACGAGTTTCAAAATTTCTTTTTAATTCTTCGTATTTTTTACATTTTAAACATGGAGCTAAGTTTTTATTTTTTGTGTCTATTGCGTTCTTTCTGAATATTTCGCAAACCTGAAATTCATCTATTGTGCATGTTTCAGGATTTTTTCTATTTATGTTTCTAGGCGTAAAAATTGAAACGTTAATCATTAAGCTCATTCTTTAAAACGTCTCCTTTTTCCTCGCCAACGACAGAATCGCAAACTTCTTTGTATTCGCAGTAACCGCCATAGCCTTTCTCGATTCTTTTAACCGTTCTGTCTAATTTGAACTTAACCCAATTGTCGTATTTGGCATCTGCAACCTGTTCTGCGTTATGCATTGCGTCATTGTTTTTAATAATTAAAACGTATTGGTTAAACATTATGGCTACGTCAGCCATTTCTTCCAGAACGTGATCATCGTCAAAGCGTTCTGTTTCTTCTAACGCATTGGTCAATTCCCTTAATTCTTCTATAAACTTTTTCTTTTGTGCTTTGGGGCCAAAATAAGAAAGTATTCCCTGAAGCTTTTTGTTTGTATCAAGATTTAATTTCATTAAAATAACCTTCCTTCTTTTTGAATTTGTGAACTTTCGCTTTTAAAACCTTCTAAACTACTTTGGTATTTTTCTTTTAAGGCAGATTTTTTTATCTCCAATTCCTCTTTAAATTCTTTTGAGCGATTCAAAAATCTTCTTTCAAGTCTTGCTAGTTCTAAGATTTTGCTTTTAGGATCTTCATTTCCTAACCTGCACCATTCGTTAAATATTTCATAACATTCGTCTTTTCTTGTGCACTGTGTCTGGCAAAAAACAACATTGGTTATACCTTTGCAAAAATCTTGAACCTCGCCTTCAAATTTAAGCTTAGCGTTGCATACTTCAAACACGTGTTTTCTATTTCTTTCCGCTTCTTCTGCTTCGGCGGAAGTTAAAATTAAAAATTCAGCGTTTGAAGCGTGCTCTAAGAACATTCAGTAACCTTCTTTTGCTCTTTTAGCTTCTTTATTGCATTTAGTTCTTATTCTAAAAAGCCTTTGGTAATCTCCATAGCTGTAAGAAATACCTTTTTTGTCTTTTCGCATAATTCTTTTTAAAAACTTTAAACAAGAACATTTTTTACAGTTCATAATGTCGCCTCTGGTAGTTTTAAATTAATTGTCTTTAATAAACGCTGATAGGAAAGTTGCGCTCGTTCTTTACTAGACTTTTCGTTTTCGTTATATATTTCCAGATAACGAGTTTTCCATTGCTTCTGATCTTCAATGTGTTTTGCTCTTTCTCTTGCTGCAATAGCTTCATTTTGCGCTATTGCAGTCCATTTTTTGATTTTAAGCTGAATATTTGAACTGGGATAAAGCGTTTCTTCGTTATTGCAAAGCAATTTAATACCAGCCAAAAACCAGTAATCATCTAATTCAATTAAGAAGCTATACCAGATTTTCATTGTTTCATCGTCTGGCTTTAAGCCAAAATTGGCTTTTAAAATCCTTAAACCGCTTTTAAATGTTTCCTGCGATAACATATTTTTCACCTCACATTGTGGCTATTGGTAAAGATGAAATATTAGGTTGGTAACCTGGCATGAGCGGATTATTATCTAATAAATCCAAGCTGTCTAAAGAATCATTAAATTCTGTTTTCTGAGAATTTTCAGAAACAACATCGTTCCAACGCTCTTGGTTTAACCAAGTAGAAGCATGTGGTATATACTCGTAAGTGGTTTTAGAAAATTTCTTTTTCTTATGATCCTCAAGAGCTTCTAAAAGAATTTCTGCTTTAACGTGTTTTCTGGCTTTTTTATATGCTTTTTCTGCTTCCTTTTTGCCTTCTTTTTTGGGGTAAGCGTTCCAGAAAATTTTAAAATCTAATTCTTCTTGAGAAATTTCTTCAACTTTTGGTGTTTCTTTTGAAGAACTTTCAATAGATATATTATTATTTAATTCTTTATCTATATCTATATCTTTAGATGGCAATGCGTCCGCACTGCAACCGCAGATTTTTTTCTCTTTTTCCGCTTTCTCTTTTTCTGCTTTAGCTTTTGCTGCTTTACTGCAATCTTCGCTTTTTTTGTCGACTTTTTCCATGTTGGTCAACATTCTTGTGGAATAGAAAATTTCATTGCCTTTTTCGTCCGTTTCAAATTTGAATAGTCCGTAATTTCTTAAAACTCTGTTTATTTTCTCAACTTTGGCTTTTGTTTGAGGGCTTTTTGAATATCTGTAAATATCTGAAAACACAAACTTTGTTGGTAATTTCCCGTTATCCGAATTGGCTAGCGCCAGAACCAGAAACATGAAAATCCCAAATCCTTCTGGTCCTAAGTCAAATTCAAGCTCTTTTATTTCGATGTCGTCTCTTGCGTCATGGTCAAATTTAAACCAATCAATCATTTATTTACTCCAGATACGAACTACCGAGGGAATCTCGACAGTTCAAATTTATGTTTATAAGTCCAGCGAGGCTTCGGGGAGTCGAACCCCGAACGATGCGGAATAAAAAATTTTGTCGAATAAAATATTCCGTAGCAGGTCAGGCAAGACAAAGCACTGATTGCCTTGCTTCCGAACAACCTCAAAAAGTGCCCTTATTCAGGGCAAAATATCTTAACGAATTAAAAGATATGAAGCTTTCAGGGGGAAGCTTCGAGCCCCTTGCGTAGCTAGAAAAACAGAAATTCACACAATAAAAAAAGAGGATTTGAGTATTTTTTTCGGCTTTAATAGATCTACGCTTTGCCGCATAACGGAGCGGCGACCAAAGCCAAGGAGTGGACTCGAACCACTCAACGCCTCCCAAGTGACGTCTGGGCATTGGCTACAATTCACACACAGAAAATTTTCTTAAGTCACTTGCGCAAAAACTAATTTTTAAATAATTATTTACGCTGGTATCTTTTAGCCGATACCTGGCTAATTTTCCTCTTAACGCTGAGGGGCAGGGTGTGGCGCAGGCATCGAACCTACTCCGAGAGCTATGGGACACTCGGACTTCCATAACCACACCTTTTACGATCACGGAATGTTTGGAAAGTTGAAGGAACCAAACAGTGCGAGCGGCAGGCATCGAACCTGCTTGCAAGTGAGCGCTGAATTTTTTGCAACTTCCATACACTCGCAAAAAGGTAGGCACTAGTAAGGCCTACAATATACAAAACATGGTCTACTTTGAGTTTACGGCACTCAAATAGCCGTTTAAGTTTGCTCTTAACGCCGAGCAGGCAAAAGGCAGGCAGAGGATTTGAACCTCTATAGCGTTCAATTATTGTTATTTCACTATATAATGGAGATAATGAAGTATAATGCTGCAATTTAAAGTTAGGTCCTGGAGGGTTGAACGCCGTCCTATCCAAGCTGAACGAGCCCGCCTGAAAATTATTTGATTGAGTTGTAGAGAGTGTCTAACTCGTTGCGTAACGTAAAAGACAATGCATTTAGCGTTGTAATGGGTATGTCGTTTTTTTCGCCTAAGTCGTTATTGTCTAAATAATCCTGTATTGCTGAAGCTATAAGCCTACAATCCTCTATTCTATTTTTTACAAAGAATGAATCCATTGTTTGTCTCCGTTTGGTTGTGGGTGTGCCCAATGATTTACCAGCTCATTGGGCACTGTGAAGGGAATAATATTATGAATAAGTTAAAGAATTATTTCGCCTGAAGTTATTTTATTTTGGAAGGCCAAAACGTCTTTTATAAGCCATTTCTTTTGCCTGCCAATTTTAAAGCCTTGGGGAAACTTTTTCTCTTTTTCCCAAAGCCAAAGCGAGCTTCTAGATATTTGAAACATTTTTAGGATTTCGCTAGATGATAAATAACCGCATAAAGGGTTCTCATTCGGCTGCATAACTTAAAATCTCCCTAGATAAGTTTAGAAGTAAAAAGCTGTACAGATAACTCTAGGGAAATTATCTATACAGCTTTTTACAAGAATATATAAAAGTGTTTAACTTGCGTTAAACGCCTTTTATGCTATATTTATACTAGCGTCTCCCTAGTGGCGCTGTAGATTTTGTAAGCTGGTCTTGTGAAGGATTGAAGCTTACAAAACCTTTTGGGCGGTACTGTTAGGACTGTCAAGTCCTAACAGAAATAAGTATACTTATTTCTGTTAGGACTGTCAAGTCCTAACAGAAATAAGTATACTTATTTCTGTTTTTTCGCTTTTGGTGGGCTTTGGCTGAGGAGGCTTAATTCACCTAAGCGAAAAATTTAACCGTTCCATGATTTTAATTGTATATAATTCTCTACAAATTGTCAATAACTTTGTAGAGAAAATTCTACATTAGGATTAATTATGTTTGCTCAAAAACTGCATGAATTGTTGTATAAAAAAGATAAAAAAATAAATATTTCACAAGTAGCAAAAGAAATAGGTGTATCAAGAGATTATTTTTATAAACTTCTATCTGGTAAAAGCAAAATGCCTTCAAGTCCTACCCTTCATAAACTAGCCAACTATTTCGGCGTTTCCGTAGATTACCTACTGGAAGACGATGGAGCTGAAGGCAAAAACATTACCGCCAATAACAATACCCAAAGCACAGTTACCCAGATAGACAACTCCAACGCAAACATCAAAATCAACGCCAACAACGCCGATTATTCCCAAAACGAAAAAGAGCTTATTAAGATTTTTAGAGACTTAAATTTCAGATCTCAAATAAAAGTAATCACCTACGCCTATACAGTAAAAGACCAAGAGAAAGAATAGAAAAGCAACAAACATATTAAACTTGACAAAGAAAGAATAAATATTTATATTAAAAATAACAGAGTTGCCCGAAGCTTAAAGCATCGGGGACCAAGCCGGATATAAACCGGCTTTTTTACTTTTTGGAATATATCAATGGATTTAAAAGAACCTTTAACAATTTCAGAACAAATAAATCGTCTTAAAGCTCATGGAATAATTATTGAAAACGAAAGAATATTTTAATATTATAATTTTAATGATTGTGCCCTAGGCAGTAACCGCACCAAAAATCAGGGTGTTGGTAAGCCCTAGGGCTTTGCATTTTAACTCAGAAAGTTTTTTTATGTTTGAACTAAAACAAAAAACAGTCAATATTTTTTATACGCCTGTTTTTACTTCATAAATTAGTATTGCGAGATATAATTTTGAATTTGGTTTTGGTGTAATTGTTCTTTTCCATTTAATTTCTCGCTATATTTGTATTTTGTCCAAGCATTACCGCCAAACCAGCCAATTATTAAAGGAACAACCACTTTTAGACACTCATATAAAAACTGCTCCTTATTGTATAAAAAAGCAAAAATAACAACCAGTAAAAGAGATATGAGGGAAACTATCATCAGAGCTAAAACTTTGTTGTCGCGCTTAGCATCGTATTCTCTTTTGTTCTTTTCGTTTTCTTGTCTATATTCAAGGGCTTTAAGAGAAAAATTATACGTATTTTGGTCTTGTTGTCTAGCCAAATCTAATCTGCTAGCTTCTAGAGCCATCCTTTTATCTTCCAAAGCTATTAATTTTTCAAATGACCTTGCTTCGGCTTCAGAAGTTTTTTTTGAAATTTCAGAAGGCATTTGAACTATACTCCGAGCTTAAACTAGAAGCCAAAATCAATATTTTTCCATAATCATTAAAATCAATTGAAGGAGGTATTATACCAAGTGTTTTTAAATTAGGATATAAACTTTTTAATTCTAAAAACTTTTCTGGAGTAACTTGAATTGTTTCTGGTGGTAAATATGTGTAGCCATAATTATTCATAAAGTTCCCCCTTTTTTAGTGTATCTTATTAAATATTATCATAAAAGTTTTATAAAACAAGATATTTATTTTTTATTATATGCTTGCATATATTAAAGCATTGTGATATAATAAAAACATCGAAAGGAGGTAAGAATGGACAGAGTTGAAAAAGCTCTGCAAGAGCTTCAAAAAGCGCTTAATGAGTGCGAGGCAGTCGCAAAGGTTACAATAACCATAACGTTAAGCAGAACCAAAGAAGCTTAAACAGAGCCTAGAAACGGTTGCGGAGCGACAGCCCCGCAACCTCAACTCTAGTCTAATTTTACCTTAAATTTTTTAAGATAGCAAGAGGTGCATTATGACAATGACTAGAACAGAAGCTGCGGCAAAATACAACGCCAAAAACTATGGAACCTTGACGGTAAGATTAGATAAAAATCTTGTAAATGAGTTTAAAAGAATTACCGCCGAAAATGAAGATTCACAGGCTCAGATTATAAAACAAGCAATAGAAGCCTATCTTATAAAAAACAAAAAAGAGATACCAAACATGATCATCGCTGGCAAAACATACAAAGTAAAAGAAAACATAAATTCCTGGTCCTTAACTCAAAATGTTTCCAATGGCTTCAATATAAACCTTACGGTAAGCAAAAAAGATTGCCCTACATACGAAGAATTAAAAGATTTTATAACCAAAAACAATTAACCGCCTACACCGTAAAAGCCGGATATAAACCAGCTATTTTACTATAATAATCTAAAATAAAAAATCAGCAAGGTTTGTGCCAATAATGGGCAAAGAAGTGATGTTTTTCAGTAATAATATTAATATTCCAGAATTCAAACCACTAAATGATTTTGGCTCCAAACGCAAAAAGATATAAAAGCGTAGATGATTTGTTTGCGGATCTTGATGCCGAATGTTATTAAACGTAACTAAATGTAAATAAAAAAATTATTGTCGCTAATCAAAAAGTATTTTTTATTTTAGCAACTAACAATAAATCGTTTGATAAAAACAATGCCCTCTTGCGAGGGCTGTTTTCTATTTTGCTAAGTAAGCTTCGATAGCTTCTTTAATTAGCTTTGCTTGTGAGTCGCCGTTTGAAGTGCATTTTTCTTTAAATTCCTGGAGCAATCCTTTCGGTATTCTCACTGAAAGCATAGAATAATGCTCAGCATCGTATTTTCTTATAGCTTTTCTGTTTGATTCTGGTATTGCCATTTTACATTTTCCTTTCTTTGTGTTAAGATTAAATTAAAGCGAGGGTTAAGCAGGGTTTCGCCTTTCGGCTACTCCCCTTTTTTCAATCACTAGTTAGCTGTTACTGTGGCTAGTAGGAAGCTTACTAGGATTGCAACCTTTAACAAGGTTTTCATCTTAACCCTCCTTTTTCATTTTTAGTTTTCCTCCTTTCGATATATTAAATATATCATACCGTAAGCGGTATGTCAAGACAAATTATGTTTTTTTAGCTCAAATTCCTATGTTTTCATAAAAAGCTGTTAAAAAATTTATCTTGATTTTAGCAAATTTTGAATTATATTACTTTCTATAAGTACGCAATATCATTTTAAAATCTCTGTGGTTTAAGAGTGGTAAAGCGTATTTTTAAAAAAATTAAATCTTCTAAGCGTGTTTTACATGGCTGACTTGCGGAGCTGTTAGAAAAAATCAGTTGCCCCGATTGATAGCAAATATCAAGGTATTTGTAATCCGACAGTAAAACCGCAAAAACAGCGGTTTTTATTGTTTTAGACTAGATAAAAATGTTTTAAGCTTTTTTAAGCTTTCATAAAAAAACATGGTCAGCTTTGTGGTTTACGTAAAACACGCAAAAAGGAATACCACAAAATGGCAAGACACATATTAAATCACTTAATTCTCAAAAATCTTAAACCGAAAGAAGGAAAAAAGATAACAAAATACAACGATGGCGATGGATTATATTTTTGGGTATATGACGATGGAGTTAGAAGTTACAAAAGATGGGTATTTAAATATACTTTTCACAAAGTAACAAAAGAATTTGCTATCGGCAAGTTTCCGGAATGGGGCGCTTACGATGCTAGAGAAAAAGCCGAAGAGTGCCGAGGACTATTAAAGCAAGGTAAAGACCCATGCTTAGAAAAGAAATTAACTATATTAGCAAGTCAAACTAACCTCTTTGAGGAATTAGCTTCTGAATGGATGAAAATAAGACTTGCCAACCATTCTGAAGGACACAAAAAACATGTTTGGGCTGCGCTAGTAAGAAATGTTTTCCCGTACATAGGGAAAAGACCAATTAAAGATATTTTACCGCCTGAAATATTAGGCATATGTAGAAGAGTTGAAAAAAGAGGAGCAGTAGAAACAGCCCACAGGGTTTTAAGCGCATGTAGAAGAATATTTGATTATGCCATAGCTATTGGTGTTTGTTTGAATAATCCTTGTATCCATATCGGCAGTGCTTTAAAACCTATAAAAGAAAATCATCTTGTTGCGCCTACTGATCCAAAACAAGTTGGTATAATTTTAAGAATCTGCGATAGTTATATTGGTTCGCCTATTGTAAGAGCAGCTTTAAAAATTTTGCCTTATGTTTTTACCAGACCAGGTGAGCTAAGGCAGGCAAAATGGGAAGATATAGACTTTTACACAGCCGAATGGCGATTTACAGCAAGCAAAACAAGTCAGCCACATATAGTGCCATTGTGTAAGCAGGTTATAGAAATTTTAAAAGATCTTTATTTTATTACAGGTAAAGAAAAATATGTTTTCCCTGGAACAGACAAAAACAGAGCAATGAGCAACAACACGCTAATTATGGCTTATAGACGAATGGGTTTGTCCAAAGAAATAACGGGGCATGGATGGAGAGCTACGGCAAGAACTTTGCTAGATGAGGTTTTAGAATATCCGCCTTATATAATAGATCAGCAACTGGCTCATAGGGTTAAGGACCCAAATGGTAGAGCCTATAACAGAACCCACCATCTGGAACAAAGAAAAAAGATGATGCAAGAATACGCAGATTATTTAGATAGATTGGCTAATGAGTTAGAAAGTAAAAACGACTTGCGTTAAACAATAAACTATCTATTACCGCTCTAATTCGATGTAGAGCGGTTTTATTTTAACGCCAGCCCAACTGATAACAACATCAACAAAGCTTTTTCGGCGTTATTTTTGCGTTTCAATTTCTTTAAGGATTGATTCGCACTCTTCAATGATAGTGATTGCTTCTGAAGCGTTTCTTGTAACGCTTTCAATTCTTTCTTTTGCTTTTGCGATTCGTTTAATGCCTGTTTGAACTCTTTTTGCGATTGCGTCAGTTGAGCTTGCGATTTTTCCAACTCTGATTGTTGCCTCAAGGTTAAGCTCTTGAGCGTTGCCAATTTCTCTTTCAGCTGGTTCAGCTGTTCTTGTGAGATAGTATAAGCATAAGCAGGCTGCAAACAGTTCAATAAAAAGAAGGATATAAAATATAATAACAATATTTTTCTCATTTTTCATTGTTTTTAATATTTAGATATTTATCTAATCCTCTTAATCCACAAGCCATGCCAGCGGTAAAGGTTGCAAATATTTCATAGTTAAATTTTTCGGGAATAATCCATAAGACAATACCCGTAACTGTTACAAAGCTTATGAACGACAAACAGACTAATAATTTTGTGGAGGATAATCTCCCGTCTTTGCCTTTAAACATTTCCATTTTTTATCACCAGCCTTATTAAATCATTATTGGAATTTTCACAGATTTTCACTAGCTCTCTCATTGCTTTATTGCTGTTTGCGACTTCCTTAAAACCATCGTCGTCTAATTCTGTAAATCTTTCGCCCACTAGGATGCAGCCGTGAGTATCCTTCGGAAAATTGCCAACGTGCATTAAAATGTTCGTTCTATTAGGAACATTTAAGATCTCTATGTGTTTGCCATATTTTTTGCTAACTCTAATTCTGCAAAAATAGTAACCTTCTGGAATACAACTGATGTTTCTTGCATTGTTTTTCCATGGAAGTTCTAAAGTTGCAAATCCATAAACGTTATTTACAACTAATGCTCCTAACGTTCTATCTTTTAAGTGCTCTGCTCTGGTTAGTGTTAATTCCGTCATATCCGCACCATCCACATTTGTATTTGTCGTCAACAAACCAGATACATCCGCCGCAAATTGGACAGGGTGCATCTGGATTTATTTTTGGTTTACTTTTCGGTTCGTTAAAGGTAAAAACAATGCCTTCGTTAGCAGTTACGATTGTTTTTTTGTTTTTCTGCATTTTATCTTTTTAAGCTCTAACAAATATTCAAGGGTTCTTTCTGCTATTTCCCCTGAACGATTTCTATAAAAATCAATTAAATCGTTTAAACTCATTTGAAGCTGCAAACTCATTAAAACCACCCATTAGCTTTACAAACAGCGGTTATGATCGTGCCTGCCAAACTTCCTATAGTTGCAAATATAACGCCTATTAAAGAAATAAGAGCAACAGGGATTTTTCCATTATTGTCTTTAATTTCTTTAATGTTAGCTTTTATATCTTTAATACTGTCTTCCAGAGTTTTAAATTTTAATTCAATGTAATCTTCGCTAATTGGCATATACTTTAAATCTCCTAAGCAATTAAGCCCAACGAATATAATCGCTGGGCTTGTTACGATTTTATTCGTTTACAATTACGCCGTCTTTGTAGTCAGAATGATTTGCAACTAACCATGCTATAGAAGCTCTTTCAAGTTCCTGCATAGGGTTTGAACTAGGCTGAAATTCTAATTCTGAGTATGGAATAGAATACTGTTTTTCATCGAAGTTTCTACCATCTTCTGTTATTGGTTCGTAGATTCTGGATTCATTATCTGCATAGGAACGAATATTAACTATAACGTTAATGTTAGAACCGTAACCCTGCATATTAATTGAATGAACGCTATGTGCTGCGTTTTCAAAGTTTGCGTGAAGTCTGTTTTTGTTTCTTGATGATGATTTTTGGATATACATTATTTGTCTCCTTGTGTATTTTGATTATTAGCAAGCATTTGAGCCAAAGGTGCTATAGCTTCAGCTGGTAATGCTGGTTGCTCTTGTTTTTGCTCTTCTTTTTTTGGCGTTAAGGCGTCTGTTAGTAGTTTTGCTAGATTTAGAGCAATGCCGTGAGGCAGTTCTATTGCTGCTTTTTGTTCAACAAAGAGCGTTTTCGGCATATTCTTATCGTCAACGCCGTTTTTCCGGCTTTTTAGCCAATTTACTTTATTGAATTGAATTACAACTCCTGTTGGTTCAACGCTAACTTCGTAGTGGTCTGCATTAAACAGCGTGCACGTTTCGTTTTCATAATTTATATTCATTTTTGTCTCCTTAAGTAAGAAATTTAATTTATTTTAAATAGAAAAATATCTATAAATATGTTTGCATATTTTTAATGTTTATACTCCTATAACTAATATATAATGCCTTTTGCTCTTTGTTAGTGAACTCATTGTTGCAGTAGAACTAGACACACTAACAGCATACGCATACGCTTGATTTGAACCTGCTGGAAAACATAGCGCTATAAAAACAGTTGTGTAGCTAAAAGGCAAAGATGCGGTGAAAGAGGTTCCGCTGGATGCTGTTGTGAAATAACCAACTGAGATTTTAAAACCAGAAATATTTACTCCACATATGTAAACACTTGATGTGTTAATGCCATTGCTTGATGAACTTGTACTACTATAATTGGCTGGAGTTGTAATTGATGTTCCGTTGATTTTATTCGTGTATACATCGCCCCAAGGTGCCCCACTAGCACCTAATTGATAAGACGTACTTTTTGCTATTAAATGACCGCCAATACCGAAGTAACCAGATGATGATACCAAATCTATATAATAAGCATCTCTAGATTTAATCGTCATATTATTAGTCATAGCACTATTAGACGAAATCCCGTTGTTAAAAAACGTAAAAATAAACGCATCTTGCAATACGCCTAATCCAAGCCAACGATTAGCGGTATATCCACCAGCAACCCCCCATAAATAGTTTACGCCGTTTGATGTAGTATTTGCTGAATAAATAGCTGCCTGAGCCATTTGGTAATAACTAGAATTAGAATCATGAATTAAATACCCATTAAAATATTTTGCTTTTATACCAGCATAGTTATTTGTAGTATTGCCGTTTCTGTTGCAGAATCTATATTCTAAAATTTCTGTATTTCCGCTACTGTAGCCTGAAGCACCTCTATAATTGATATATAAAGCTGTTGCTGTATCGTCGCTTCCAGCTAAGCATATTTCGTTGCTATAATAGCCTCTGAATACTTTACCAGCTTTTATTTCTCCTGATGCAGTGATGTCGCCAGTTAAAAAATTAATATCAATAGTGTTTGTGTTGTTTGTGTATTCTGTTGCATACAAATGATTTGTTGTTAATTCAATCCTGCTATATCCATTTTGAAGAAAACTTATAGATGTAAGACCTAAATCCATTTGTTTGGTTGTTGTTCCACCGCCAGTATTACTATCAGGTTCAATAACCATGCATTGAATACCGTTATACTTTAGACTTGTATATGTTTGTTCATATGATGATACAGTTTTAGAAACAATTACGCCTTTTTTAGTAAAATCTGTTGCATATGTCGGTGTAATTAAATAATCTGTCATTCTTATAGCAGGATTATCAGAAGCATTTTGTAAATACCACTCCATGCCGTTTTGAGTTATTCTCAACATTCCAAATCTACCTGTATCCGCTTCAATATGCCCTTTAATTCCAGCTCCGTCAGAATTGCTGTAAAAATACGGAGTATGTATTTCGCCGTAGTCGAGGTCATAAGCCGAACCAGTGATTGAAAAGGTGCCGCCGTGATATCTGGTATTTGCGCTGTCGTAAGTTTTGGTTCCGTCAACTGCCCCTGTTGAGTTATTTCTGTATGTAGTGATGTCAAAGCTTCCGCTGGCGATAATGCCAGTCTTGATTTTTCCGCCTTGGATGTTGGTGTAGTCGGTGGTCATCACGCCGTTCAATCTTATAATTGTCGGGTCTATTTCCCACTGAGAGCCATTATAAACAAAAGAAACGGTGTCGCCAGCCGCCCACGTTTGGATTGCTGTCATCGCCGAGCCGTTTGCATAAATAGCTTTTGCTCCTGTGCTGTTCACGTTCAATGTCGGGTTAGCTACAGTATTAGCGTTCGTAAACTTAACGCTTATAGTCGCGCCTATGAAAAGCTTAAAACCGCTTAAAGTTACTACTTTAGCTGCTGTTCCTGCCGCTGTAGAGCAAGTGCCATATAGTTTTGTTGCATATGTTGTGGCTGTGTCTGCCGTTGTCTGTGCAGTAGCAGCATTTGTTAAAGCGTTGCTTGCGTTTGTGTTTGCGGTATTAGCTGTGCTTAATGCTGTGCTTGCGTTACTGTCTGCTGTTTGTGCAGTAGATAAAGCTGTTGAAGCGTTTGTGCTTGCTGTATTTGCCGTGCTTAAAGCGGTTGAAGCGTTACTGCTTGCCGTTTGGGCCGTGCTTAATGCTGTGCTTGCGTTAGATGAAGCTGTATTTGCAGTAGTAACAGCATTTGAAGCGTTCGTATTTGCGGTATCCGCTGTTGATTGCGCGTTGTTTGCTTTACTTAAACCTGCCGAATCTGCTATTTCCCATTGCGTGCCATTGTATACAAAACTAACAGTAGCTCCTGCTGTCCAGTTGTAAGCCGATGTAGCGGTTAAAGCAGAACCATAAGCATAAATAGCTTTTGCTCCTGTGCTGTTCACGTTCAATGTCGGGTTAGCTACAGTATTAGCGTTCGTAAACTTAACGCTTATAGTCGCCCCTGTGAAAAGCTTAAAACCGCTTAAAGTTACTACTTTAGCTGCCGTTCCTGCCGCTGTAGAACAAGTGCCATATAGCTTTGTTGCGTATGTTGTGGCTGTGTCTGCCGTTGTCTGTGCAGTAGCGGCATTTGTTAAAGCGTTGCTTGCGTTTGTGTTTGCGGTATTTGCTGTGTTTAATGCTGTGCTTGCGTTACTATCTGCCGTTTGTGCAGTAGATAAAGCTGTTGAAGCATTATTACTTGCGGTATTGGCTGTGCTTAAAGCGGTTGAAGCGTTACTGCTTGCCGTTTGGGCCGTGCTTAATGCTGTGCTTGCGTTAGATGAAGCTGTATTTGCAGTAGTAACAGCATTTGAAGCGTTCGTATTTGCGGTATCCGCTGTTGATTGCGCGTTGTTTGCTTTACTTAAACCTGCCGAATCTGCTATTTCCCATTGCGTGCCATTGTATACAAAACTAACAGTAGCTCCTGCTGTCCAGTTGTAAGCCGATGTAGCGGTTAAAGCAGAACCATAAGCATAAATAGCTTTTGCTCCTGTGCTGTTCACGTTCAATGTCGGGTTAGCTACAGTATTAGCGTTCGTAAACTTAACGCTTATAGTCGCGCCTGTGAAAAGCTTAAAACCGCTTAAAGTTACTACTTTAGCTGCTGTTCCTGCCGCTGTAGAACAAGTGCCATATAGTTTTGTTGCGTATGTTGTGGCTGTGTCTGCCGTTGTCTGTGCAGTAGCAGCATTTGTTAAAGCTGTAGAAGCATTGCTTGCGGCTGTGTTTGCTGTGCTTTGAGCAGTAGCGGCGTTGTTTAAAGCTGTAGTCGCATTGCTTGCGGCGGTATCTGCCGTGCTTTGAGCAGTAGCCGCATTTGTTAAGGCTGTAGAAGCATTGCTTGCGGCGGTATCTGCTGTTGATTGAGCTGTTGCCGCATTAGTTACCGCTGTATTTGCCGTAGATTGTGCGTTGCTTGCAGCAGTGCTTGCTGAATTTGCCGTTGTTTGTGCGTTATTTGCTTTTGCCAGGCTTGCGCCGTCCGCTATTTCCCATTGCGTTCCGTTGTATACAAAACTAACAGTAGCGCCTGCTGTCCAGTTGTAAGCCGATGTAGCGGTTAAAGCAGAGCCATAAGCATAAATCGTTTTTGCGCCTGTTGAATTTACGTTAAGAGTCGGATTAGCTACAGAATTTGCGTTGGTAAACTTAACGCTTATAGAAGCGCCTGTGAAAAGCTTAAAACCGCTTAAAGTTACTACTTTAGCTGCTGTTCCTGCCGCTGTAGAACAAGTGCCATATAGTTTTGTTGCGTATGTTGTGGCTGTGTCTGCCGTTGTCTGTGCAGTAG